GTTTCCGGGAGGCGATCGCCCCAGACTTTCGACCCGCCCCCCCCTGCCTGCCGCCCGCCCTGCCCGGTGCCGATGCCCCTGACGCCCGCGCACAGGCCCTACAGGACGCGACGGCGGCACCGATGACCGTCGGGCATGCCCTGAATGCCGAGCCTCGCTACGGCCTTCGAGCAAGCCGCGTGGATCCGGCAGGTCAGAGATAGACCATGCCCTCGGGCAACACCCCACCGCGTCGCGGTTCGGACCCCGCCTTCGAGTTTGCCCCTGGGGCCGAATCTGATGCGCAGCCCGCCATGATCTCGGCGAAAAGGGTTTCGAGGCCTTTCGTCATCGCGGCCGCCATAGCCGCCTCAAGCTGACCCTTCCGCGCTTGTCGGTACGCAGAGACGGCGGCGGCACAGATGCGCGTCTGGTCGAGACCGTTGATTCCTTTATGTGACAGCCACGCGCCCAGGTCGGCCTCGAACTTCGCGGTGTCGCAATGCACTTGCAGCGCGATCCGCTGGGTTGTCCATTCGTCCAGCGCGCCAATGGTCTTGTTGTCGTCCAATCTCGTCATCCCTTCAAGTCGCTTGCCGTCTTGGCAACGTGGCATCCCACCTTGCGGCCCTGCGCGTCGTAATGTACGCACAGCACCTGTGAGTTTTCGTCCGTGTCATGCCCGCCCTGGAAGAGCGGCACCTTGTGGTCCAGCTCGAACCCGTCGGGATACGCGGTCACCGCGCCGCAGTGGGCGCAGTGCGGATCGGCAGACCAGACACGCAACCGGCGGTCTTGCAGCTTTCGGCCCGTCATGCGCTTGGCGCTGGGCGTCGGCGCTGTGGCCAGCCTGGAGCCGGCCATTGCAAGGCGCGGCTTGAGTGTCGTGAGTTTCATGCCGATTCCCTCTGTGATCTTGCCGGGTGCTATCCACTGCACACCGCCCGGCGGCGATGATCAACCTCCCGCACGCCATGCCCAGCGCGCGGCCCCTCGATAGCGAGAAGGGGGAGTAGTACGATTAGGAGCGCCCCGCAGGCAGATAGCGGCAGAGCTGCGGGAATGTCATTGCCCTTGAATGCGGAGGAGATCACGCAATGCGCGTCCTGATCGTTGACGACGATTTGATGACTGCTGAAATAACCGCCGATTGCTTGATGATGGATCCTGCTGTCTCGGTCCAGATCGCTGGCGACGGTGCAACAGCTCTACGTATTGCGGCCGAGTTTTTGCCCGACGCAATTCTTTTGGATATCCAGCTGACCGATATGTCGGGTCTTTACCTAGCTCCGCGACTTAAGGCAATCTGCCCCGACCGCGCGCCCCGTGTCATTCTTTTCAGCGGCAGCGTTCAAGAAACGGATTCCGATTACTTGCCGGATGGCGTAGATGCTTGGCTAACGAAGCCTGCGCATCTCGATGCGTTGCTGGACTGCATCTTTCGACCGACAGGCGAAAAAAGGAGTTGACCAACTAGGGCATAATGTCCTATTATTCATTTCAAGGCCGGCGCACACCGCGCAAGGTCACCTACCGGAGAACTCCGATGAACCAGCAAGAACAAGCCACCGTCCAAGCCGCAATCGCGATCCTGGACAGGCACCTGAAGCAGCCCGGCGTTGCAGCCAACAGCCCCAAGGCCATCAAGCAACTGCTGCGCCTGGCGCTGGAAACCGAAGAGCGCGAAGTCTTCTTCGTTCTCTTCATGGACTCGCAGCTCCGCCTGCTGTCTGCCGAACCCCTCTTCTACGGCACGATTGACCAAGCCCCGGTGTTCCCCCGCGAAGTCGCCCGCCGCGCTCTGATGCTGAACGCTGCGGCCCTCGTCATCGCCCACAATCACCCGTCCGGCAATGCCACCCCGTCCGAAGCGGACAAGCGCATCACCAAGACCCTGCGCGCGGCGCTGGAACTCTTCGATGTGCGTCTGCTTGACCACTTCGTGGTGGGGTCCGGTCAGATGACCTCGTTCGCAGAAGCTGGCCTGATGAACTAACAAGGAGGGGCCCGGGAAACCGGGCCTATTGACCTATGGAAACTCGCGTACCCTACGGCGCCCCCGCGATCCGTCCGGAATGTCTCCGGTCTTTTGCCGACGGCTGGCAGCAACCCGAAGCGGGCGAAGTGCGCGCTGTGCTGTCTATGGCCGGCCTGACCGGCGGCGAAGCGGCAAAGCTGCTCGGGATCTCGGACGGCAGGACTATCCGGCGCTGGACCGGCGGCGATTCGCCTATCCCCTTCGCTGCCTGGGCGATCCTGTGCAACGTGGCAGGCCTGGGCGTGATCTGGGCCAAGCAATAGCAGCGAAATTCTCTTGCATCACAACACGCAAGGAGTGCCACAAATGAGCAAAGACAAGCGCTTGGATATGGACGCAGCGCGAAAGCTAAACCTGACACTGGCCACCGGCAAAGTCGAGTGCCAGGTCTCCAATCGTTGGCTTCAGTTCCCGAGCGAAGCTCCGCAGTTTTCCGACGGTGCATACGTGTTCGTGAACGTGATGACGGAATCGGAGACCGGGACTGAGCGCAAGCTTTGCGAGCTCATTCTCCGAAAGCACGAGCTCGAGGAAGTGTTGTCGAGGGTCCGGGTGCGGCCTAGCGGCGATTAGCCTGGTCCGACCGCAGCGCCGCTCTCGCCAAGCGGCAGCGCCGACACGTCAAAGACGGAATGCGGAGGCAGAATCTCGGCGTACATCCGCGATTCGGCGCCCGCCTTGATAGCTGCGTCGCATTGCACGCAATAGGTGTCGGCACTTTTACGCACGATCTGCGTGAAGTTGCGAAAGTAGCCTTGGCATCGATCGCACTGCATTTCCAGACACATAGCGAATTCCCCAAAAGACAAGCCCCCGCTCGAATATCCGGCGGGGGCTTTCGTTTATGTGGCGGGCAATGCAGGATTCGAACCTGCGGGGCGGCGTCACCCTACGGGTTAGCAACCCGCTGCTTTCGGCCTCTCAGCCAATTGCCCTAAAGAAGTGCCGGGCCAGATGTGTGCTGCAAATGGAATCGTTGCACACCCACGCCCTAAACGCGCTCTCTATCTTGAACTCGCTTAGGGATGATTCCACTGAATGCCAGTTATTCCCCGGCTGGGGCATTTCCGCGCGACCTATCGGTTTCGGCTATTCAAGCCTCATCAGGCACGGTGTGGAGCGGGCAGAGGGAATCGAACCCTCGCTGCACGGCTTGGAAGGCCGGCGGCTCACCATGAGCATGCCCGCGGGTTGCGCGGCTGGGATTCGAACCCAGGGACCCCACAGCATCGGATGCGCGCTCCGCTGCAAGGTCTATAGCGGCATCACCCTTCGTCCAGACCTTCCGGCATCTCGGGCACCGCGCAAAAACAAAACCCGCCGGCTTTCGCGTGGCGGGTTTCGTGGGCGGACTTCTGAGGAAATCCGTTATCGGTGATTATGGCGGGAGTTTTCCGCACAGTCAACGATCAGGGGATAAATCCTCCATCGCGCAGCAGCTTCTCGGCTGCGGCGTGCGCGGCTTGTTCGACACCGTAGATGGGCTCAGCGCCTTTCTTCTCGCGCGTCCCACGCAGCCAGTCGTTCGCCCTGGCGCTGGCCCGCTCCACGCTGCGCACCTTGCACGCATACTCATCGGCCAAGGATTGCAGGGTCCGAACGGTGCCGCTGTCGTAGTAGCGGCGCACGAGGGCGTACAGCAGCTCACTGTGGGCGGTACGCATAGACAGGTGCGCGCCCAGCCTCCCCGCGATCTTGTACATTGCAGCCGTCCACCCGGGGTGATCCGCTTCGCTGTGGCAGTGCTTGCAGCTTGCCACGCGCTGACCATAGCGGGCGTGCAGTACGGCCACATGCAGCGGGTCCAGGTTCCGTTCCAGGAACTGGCGAACCTTCCCGATCTCCGCGCAGCCGTCGGCACCAGAAAGCGGCCCCGGCTCGCCCAGGCGCATGTCTGCCGCGCGCGCCATCGCCGGCCGGTTCAGCGTATGCCGCTCATCGCTGAATGCGTACGCCAGCGCAACGGCCAGGCGCGCAAAAGGCGTATTGCGTTCGCTCATGCTTCCTCCGGCATCACGTAGACCGGATACACCGGCGCGGGCTCATGACTGCCGCCAGCGATGCGCAGCCACGTGTTGAGCTGTTCCAGAGCCTCCGCATCGTGGCGCGGGTGTGCCGCCCAGAAAAGCATCCACTGGCCCCGCTCCGTCTCGCTGAGCGTCATCAGGTGCTTGGCCAACAGGCGGTCCAGGGTGGCGCGGTCAGCGAGCGCCACGCCCCCACGGCAGCGCCAGCAGCGGCACGGCGCGTATGCCATGCCAGCATCGGCTTGCGATTCCGACGGGTTGTGAACGCGCGCGGCGGGTGCGGCCTGGCGCTCCTTATAGGGAATTTCCAGCCAGGTGTCAGGGTTGTTGTGATCGAGCATGATCAGTTCCTCAAACGATTCCAGGGTTGTAGGGAGGGACGCGCAGCAGGCGCGCCACAAGCTCAACCGCAGAGCCGTCGCGGACGGTGCTCTCGGTAAAGCGCAACACCTTCCAGCCCGCAAGGGTGGCGGCGTTGTACTTCTCGCAATCAGCGACGAATCCGGATCCACGGGTGTGACGCCCGTTCGTCCATACGCCGCCTTCAATCTCGACCGCGATCTTTTGATCCGGCCAAGCAAAATCGAAGCGCCAGAGGCGCGGGGGCGCGAAGCGGTACTCCCGCTGCGGCTCCAGCACCTTCAAGGCGCGTGCATCGCGCGCGAAGCGCTCCTCAAGCGCGCTCGGGGCCTTGGGGGCGCGCTTCGCCGTCATTGCCGCCACGGGGGCGCGTACTGTGCGGGTCGCCATCAAGCCGCCCCCGTGCGCGCCAGCGCCCTGTTGTGGCAGTTCACTAAGATCGTGTGCCACTCGCCGCGGCGGGCCCAGTAGGTCCGGCGGCATTCCTCGACCTCGGTCAGGTTGAATTCCTTCATCTGCACCAACTCCATCAGCCGGTTTTCGATCTTGGCCGGCAGCGCCTCTGTGTTCTTCTGTTGTGTCATCTACTTGCCTACATCCTTTGTTCTTAGCCACCTGAACCCGAGCTGGACAAGACCAGCCATTCCTAGACTGGCCTTCACATGAACCGTCGCCGTATCCATGACCCGCCAGCCGTTCGATGTTCGGGCGCTAGCTTCGCCACCCTTATGCCTGTCTCAACATCTTTCCCACGGTAGGCAATCTTCCCCAGGCGCCGCGGTTAAGGTGTCCCACCGCCTGGGTGCTGTAAATCGCGGCTGCTATCCGGCAGCCTTACGCTCTGACTTCGCCTTGATGCGCCTACACGTGTCACACACGCTGGCGGCACCGGGCGCATCGACCACAACAAAGCTGCTGTTGGGATGGATGACGCCGTTCTCGTAGGCATGGCACAAGCTGTCGGCGCCGCCCCATATGTGCGCCTTCCTGCTCGGCTTCCGTTTGTGTACGAGATACTTCATAGGACCTCTCTCCTGGCAGTCATCAGCTTCATGGCGACGGGCAGCACCCCGGCGCGCATGTGCATGTCGTTGGCGTCTTCGCCGATTACGTCGCTCATGCAGTAGGCCAGGCCGGCATCCTTTGCCGCGCGCTCGCCCGCACCGCTCTTGTCGTTGTCGGCGAAGGCGTACTTCTTGCCAGACACCAGGCCGGCAACGTGGCGCATGTTGCTATCGCTGAAGCAGACCAGGACGGACGCATTCAGGCGCATTTGCTTCATCGCTGCGTCGATGGACAGGCCGGTCGCGTAGCCCTCGCAGAGAACCGTTTCCAGCGCGCTGGCGGGCCCAATGCGCAGCACGGCACCGCCGGCGCGCATGCCCGTCGCCATGCGCTTGACCCAGGCGCGTTCTACCGCGTCCCAGCGCACGGTCTGCACGCCCAGGATGCGGTTGTCGGAAACGTCGCGCATGGGGATCACCAGCGCATCGTCAGGTGCCACAAGGCCCTTCGCGTCAGGGAAGCCCTTGCGATGCAGATAGCCGTGAACCTGCGGCACGCAGCTACGGATAAGCGCCTCGGCTTGGCGTGCGGCCTGGACCTGGCGCGCGATTCGCTGCTGGCGCTCACCGTCGCGCTTGCGTGCCCATTCCCGCTTTTCCTCGTCCGTCCAGGGTTTGATCTCGCCGCCGTACCAATGGACTTCACCGTCACCATCCCAGGCCATGACCCAGCCGCGTTGACCGTCCCAGAAGTACGCCCCGTTCTTGCTGCGCTCGTGCGCGGTCGTGGCGCAGCGCCGGATGCGGTCGCTCGGGTACAGATCGCCGACCAGGACGCCGCAAGCCCGCGCGAATTCGCTAAACGTTTGCATTCGCGCCCCCCTTTTCCTTGCCCTTGAGATACGCAAGGCGCAGCGACGTGATCTTGCCCAGCGTGTTGCGCGTAGGTGGTGTGTTCGGCATGTCGTGGAATTTCCAATCCCATGAAGGCCAGTCACCCGTGATGTCGTGGAACAGCGCCCGCGCGCGCTTCTCCTGCTTGTCCTCGGCGGACTTCTCACGGGCGTAGGTGCAAAGCTGCTCGAACAGGTGGCGGCGGTCGTCGGCGAGTTTCTTCTTGCCCAGCATGACGGGCAGCATTTCCCCCGCTTCGACCTCTACCAGCGCTTGCTTCTGCACCTCGAAGCCGCACGCCATGCAGCGGCGTGCGAACGGCGTGTGACCGCAGGAGGGGCAGCCCTCGCGTTCCGATTCCTTCGTCTCGCGGCGGATCTCCTTGTCCAGCTTCTCGCCCGCATCCAGGGCGATCAATCCGTTGTAGAAGATGTTCTCGAAGTCCTTCAGGAAGCGGATGAAATTGCCGCTGTGGTCCAGGAGAATGCAATCCGTCTTGCCCGTCTCCGGCGAGGAGCGAAGACCGCGCCCCCACATCTGAATTGCGGTAGAAAGCGACTTTCGCAGCGGGCGGCAGTCAATCACGCAGCCCACGTCCTTCACGTCAAAGCCTTTGGCCAACGCTTCGACGCTGATCAATACACGGATGACCGAATCGGGCTTCTCGTACTCCGCCAGCAGCATGTCACGCTCGGTCTGCGTGGTGTTCTGGCTGTAGACGGCGGCCATGACGCCGGCCTCGTTGAACTGGCGGCAAAGTTCTTCGCAATGCGCGATGGTCGATCCGAAGCAGATGGTCTTGCGCCCTTGCCCGTGGCGGATCCACTCCGACACCACGTCGCCGACGATGCCCATGCCGCGCTCGGCGGCGGCGGCTTCGGTCCATTCGCCGCCGGCCGTTGCTGCGCCGTCCATGTTGACGCGTTTGGCGCTCAGGACGTGCATCGGGACAAGAATCCCCTGCTGCGTCAGATCGTTCATGGTGGCGGCGTTGATCAAGTTGCTGAACAACTTGCCCAAGCCAGGCGAGAACGGCGTGGCGGAAAGGCCCACGACAGACGCGGGGCATTTTTGGATGTGATCGGTCCAGACGCTAAGCTGCGTGTGCGCCTCGTCGATGATGATCACGTCAGAGGCCGGCCAGCCGCGGCTGCCCAAAGTCTGCGCGCTGGCGATCTGGAACGGGAGGCTGGGATTCACGCGCCAATGGCTCGCCTGGATCACGCCGTGATTGTTCAGCCCGTAGCTGTCGGCCGCCTTGCTCGTTTGATTGATCAGCGCCACACGGTCGCAAACAAACGTCGCACGTTTGCCGCGCTGCAAGGCCTCGTTAGCGATTCGCAGGCCGAGGTAAGTCTTCCCCGCCCCCGTGGGGGCCATGATGAGCTGATTCTTGTGGCCAGCCCGGCGCCCAGCGCGCAAGGCTTCGTGCGCGGATTGCTGAAAGGCCCGAGGCGGCGGGAAAGTGGTGGCCGCCAGTTCGGCCACGTCTTCGGGAAAGAGCGCGTGATTCATGCCGCCCCCGTCCGCTTTTCGAGCGCATCCAGCTTGCGCTTGTAGGCTTTGGCTGCCTTGACGGCGGCATCCTTCTCATTCATCAAGCCTTGTACGCGGGTCGTCAGTACGCGGTTTTCTTCCGTCAGGCGCGAGATTTCGGCCATCGCAGCGGCCAGACGGTCATCGGATTCGAAGACACGTCCCATCATCTGGTTGTCCGCCAGCAGGCGCTCGTGATCGGCCAGCAGTTCACGCTCGGCGTCTTCGTGGCTTTCACGGTCCTCGAGCACGACAGGTGACGGTGCCGCGGTGGGCCGCTGCGGTGCGGGTTTCTTTGCGCGCGCGGCCTGCTTGATGGCGGCCGGACCGGCGGCAGCAAGCGCTGCCTGCTCTTCCTTGGGCATGTCCGCCACGGCGTGGGCGTCTTTCAGTGAGACCGCCCCCGACTTGACCGCGCTCTGGATCTCGGGAACGGCATTTCGGCCGACTTTCTTGGCCTGCTCGATGGTGGCGACGCTCACGCCCGCGGACTCCGCCATCGCTGCGGCGGTCTTCGGCTGTAATTCCCTACCCGGTAGGGAATTAGCCTCGCCGGTCGTCGCATCCGATGCGGAGATTACGGCGCTGTTCGCCGCAACGTTTGCGGAGATTGCAGGCTTCCCCACTGCCCGCCATTGCCAAAGCTCGGTTTCGATGAGCGCCAAGGCGCCGGCCGTCAGGTGGCGGCGTTCCTTGTTCTGCGCCTTGACGAAATCCACCGGGTCAACGTCGCCCAGCTCGGACTCCGGACAAGACATGCCCAGTTCCTGGCTCGCGGTGTAGCGGTGCCAGCCGTCAATCACCATCCCCTCGTACAGGGTGATGGCGTTTTGGACGCCGATGTTTTCGATGCTGTCCTTGAGCGCCTGGAATTCGGCGGCGCTCATGGCCGGGAAGGCGGCCGACAAAGGGTGCTGAAGGTGGGCCATGCTCATGCGTCTCCCGAGCCGATCCACACAGCGTCGGGCGCCGGGGGCGTGTTGGTGTCGCCGGGGATATGCTGCGGTGTAGACCAGAACGGCCAGGGGATCGGCGCGCGCATCGGGCGGCTGCGCGTCTCGGCGACGGTCGCCGACGACATGCCTACCTCTTGGGCTCTGTCGATTAGGGTGGCGTCGGCATTAGGCATGGGCGACCTCCGTCTCGGAATGAGCGAGGTCAGGCCAAAGGCTTTGCCAGTCGTTCGGATGAAGTCGCACGAACGCGGCGAAGACCCGATCAGCTATCTTGGGTGGCAAGTCGTCGGGCCATTGGCGTACACCTTGGTACGAAATACCAAGGGCGGCGGCCGCTTTAGGGATGGTTCCGCCCAATTTTTCGATTGCACGAGCTTTTTTCATGGCCAAATTGAATCATGATTCAGTATGATGTGCAACCATAATTCAACCACCACAGGCGAAACTTTGAATCATGATTCAGACCTACGCAGACCGCCTCCTCCTCGCCATGAGCCAGCGCAATGTCGATGTGACAACGCTGGCCAAAGCGTTGGGCATGAGCTATCAGGGCGTTAAACGCGTCGCGGACGGCAAGTCCAAAGCGTTTACCGCCGCCAATAACGAAGAGGCCGCGCACTTCCTCCGCGTGTCGCCGCGATGGCTCGCAACTGGTCAAGGCGACATGGACGCCGGAGCGGTTCGCGCGCCAGATCCCTGGCCGCTTCCATTTGTGGAAGAGGCAGACGTGCGCGCCCTGCCGCCGGAGCAGCTAACCGCGCTGGGGGTGGCCGTTGCCCTGGCCGTCGCGCAGCTCAAGCTCAACATCAAGGTTTCTCCGCAGACGGCGACCGCGCCCCCAGCGGCAACCACGGGACTGCGTGCTCACAAGCCTGGCGCGTTGGTGGACATGGATGCGGCTGATGATCCATTTCCGATGCGTATCCCGGGGCTCCCGCCCGCTCCCTGGGATGCGGAGCGAGCAGTGCCGCGCCCCGCCTCGCCCTTGCGCATCAGCACACAGGCGGGCGTTACCGCCAATGCCGGGCCGGGGGAGCCGCACGCGGCAAATGACGAATTCGAGGAAGTGCCAGAGCTGGCCGAGGTGCGCCTGGCCGCGGGCGATGGCATCGAGAACCACAGCGAAGACCAGACCGGCATGATCCAGTTCCGCCGCTCGTTCCTCAAGGCGGTGGGCGCGGACAACGGGAAGGCACGTGTGGTGTATGCCAAAGGCGACAGTATGGAGCCGGTCATTCGTGACGGCGCCGCCCTGCTCGTCGTTCCGAACGAGAACCTCACGCTTCGCGACTTGGCCGCCGGCGGCGTATATGCCATTAACTACGACGGCAAAATGATCGTGAAGACGGTCGCCAAAGACAAACTTACGGGCCGGTGGGTGGCGCGTTCATTCAACCCGGCATATCAAGACATCCCGCTGGAGAACGGACACCCCGCTCGCGTGCTGGGCCAGGTCGTTTGGACGGGCGCCCGTCTGCGGGATGATGAGGCCGGCCAATGGGTCCGCGAACGCTGACCGCGGCGGGACAAAGATCAAGCCACCTTCGGGTGGCTTTTTTAATGCGCCATCAACCCAACGATTGAATTATGGTTGACCGACAATTTAAATCATGATTCAATGACTACACGGTGGAAATACACCACCGAAAAAGCAAAGCCCCGCACCTGTTAGCGCAGGCCGGGGCTTCAAGAAGTACCGCAGTTAGCGCTGCGGCCCTCGTACCTGGACAGCCTGAGGAGGCCATTATGTCCAAGAAAAATATCCGCCCGCATGGCGCGGAGGGGATCTCTCATCCTCGCACAGTAACAAAATCTTCGTTGACCGTCAACACTTCGTCAACGCTCGGATTTCCCTTCCGCGCCGACGGCTTTCGAGCTGCCGAGCAATGGCACGTAGCGTTCTGCGCTGCAGCTGATGCAGCCCGAGGCTATCTCTTCCCCTCGGGCCTACGCCAAGCATTTGAAGCCCTGCCCCTCCCCGCTCGCTCAGACTTTCTGGATGCGGTCGGCGCATTGCTGGTCAGCTTCGCAGTCATCGGCGCGCCGGCCCCCGGCCGCCAGAACCTTCGTGAAGACGTGGCGTTGGCACTCAAGTCGCCTGAAGAACAGGATCGCTGGGCGCAGGCCAACAACCCCGAGGGGGACGCAGCATGAGTTCGCGCACCGATGCAATCCTCCGCATTACTCCCGCTGAATACCGCCAATTCGCTGAGGAAGTGAAAGCCTGCGGCATGGTCCTGCGCCTGTTCGAGCAGCCAGCACAAATCATCGGCCTGCGGTCCGGCCTCGACGCCAGCGTCATCGATGCAACGTGCGAAGAGGTTGCGGGCTCGCTCGTCGAAGCTCCGTCACTCCTTCTTTGCACCCACATTGATGCTGGCCGAGTTCGTCGTGAGGCAAAGGACCGCTACGAATGCGACCTGTCTCAACTGACCGATTCGGAGATGTACCGCTTCTGGCTGTATCACGAGATCGGTCATGGCGCGGATAACTATTGCTCCCTCTCCTTCCAGCTCAGCGAAGCGGCCAACAACCCGGAAACCGCGAAGGACATTCTGCACCGTATCTGGTGCGCGAATGAGGTCCTGGCGGACCGTTGGGCGTGGGCGCAGGTGTGCGAAAGGCCGATGCCGTTGACCGCAAGCGGCAGGCGGTTCCAAGACGCTATCGCGGCCGAACTGGAGTTCCTGGATGGAGTAACGGGCGGCCGGAAGAACTACGCCAAACGGCCGTTCCCGCACGTCAAGCCCGGCCCGTATCACGGCGTGCCCCTTCGTATGCTGGCGCGAGAAGACGCACATGTTTGGATCGGGCCCGACATCGCGCCTGGCGTAAAGGAGCGGGCGCTGCGATTCGAAGAGCGAGCGATGCAAAGTCCCCACCATCATCTGCCGGAACGACTGGTAGACCGCGTGCAAAGTCGCGCGCCGCTCGATCTGACGCACGTCACGGTATTGGAGGTGGCATGAGCCCGCGCAACAACATCCCCGCCCCCCAGGACCTTGCCGGCGCGGCGTGGGAGATCAAGGCACTCCTCGATGCGTTGGACGAGCTCATGCCGCTCGACAAGGCCGAAGGCGTGGCGCTCCATGCCCTTGCGCAAATCGGTAGCGCCAAGGCTCGCGAGCTGGCCAACCATCTGTCCGTCGTGACGGAGGTGCGCCATGTCTAAGCCCCGCAACCCCACCGAGCAACTGGCGGCTGCCGTGCGCGGCCGCGCGCTGTACACCCGCCTGTACGACAAGGCCACGGCGGAACTGTCGGAGAGCAAGGCTGAGGAGGCTGCCATGCGCGAACGCTGCGCAACCCTGGCCAGCGCCCTCGAGATCACGACCAGCATCCTCGAGGCCTCGGCAGACCCGCACCTGAAAGCCAGCGCCACCGCGGCGCGCAACCTACTGAACACTGCGGGGCGCGTCCCCAAGACGGAGAATCAATGATGAGCAACAACAAAAGCCAAGCGTGGTTCAAGAACCTCAAGATTTTCCGCCTGACAGCTCACGTTTCCGCATTCGCCGAAGATCTGAAAGCCGGCCTGGGGCGCCACGCATATCAGCCGGGTTCCAATCTGGAAATGCAGTCACTCGGCTGGATCGCGCCTCGTGAGAACGGCGGTCTGGTTCACATCGTCGGCGGGCAAATTCTGCTTGTTCTGCGCGCTGGCAAAAAGCTCCTGCCTGGCGCCGTCGTGAACCAAACCGCTAAGGCCAGGGCTCAAGAAATCGAAGAGCAGCAAGGCTACAAGCCGGGGCGCAAGCAGATGAAGGAAATCAAAGAGCGCGTGATCGACGAGCTGCTACCGCAAGCGTTCAACGTCTATCGCGACACGCGTGTCTGGATCGATCCGATCAACCGATGGCTGGTCATCGATACGGCCTCCTCTGCCAAGGCTGACGAGGTAATAGGCCTGCTGGCTAAGACCATCGATCCTTTCCCGCTGGAAAACCTGTACGTGGCCCAATCGCCCGCCTCGGCCATGACCGGCTGGCTGGCGGAAGATGAGGCCCCCGGAAACCTCAGCATCGACCAAGACACCGAGTTGCGGTCATCCGGGGAGAGCGGAGCGGCCATCCGCTACGTGAAGCACTCTATCGACGCCGATGACGCCCGCCGGCATATCCAGTCGGGCAAGCAGTGCACCCGCCTGGCAATGACCTGGGCCGACCGCATTTCGTTCGTGCTGACCGAAGGCCTCGATATGCGGCGAGTTGTGCCCTTGGACGTGCTGAAGGACGGCAACGAAGGCATCACAGCTAACGACGACGAAAAGTTCGACTCCGACATGATGCTGATGACCGGCGAACTGGCGAAGCTGCTAGCCGAAATGGTAGAAGCGCTTGGCGGGGAGAAGAAATGAAGCAGTCCGACGTGAACCACCTGCGCCGCTTGCTTGGCTGGATCCGCTGCGATATCGGCCAGGCGCCGGCAGAACTCCAACAGACGATGATCGACGTTGCCGCCGGCCTAGGCCACCCGAAAATCAGCGAAGAGGCCAAGGCCCGGATGGTCGAGACGTACCGCCGCGCGGAGGCTGTCCCCCTGTATGTACGCGCCGCGGTCAAGGCGCTGGAAAAGACGCTGCCGGTCGCGGGGCGCGACCGTGGTGCTGGATCCGCGCGTGCCACCGCTGCAACCCGCGTCAGCGTTGGGCTTGACCCTGGTGCTGACACCGGGGAGGAGCCGACGCTGGATGATGGTCAAGTAGAGCGCGGTCTGGCCGAGATCGGCATTCACACCTGGGGACCGCGCGCCGAAGACTGGCTGGCAGGCGCCAACTATGCCGCCCGCCACCTCCGCGACGGCGCCCCCCCCCCGGCCGCCGAGCCGCTCCGGAACCGCCTGGGTGCGGCAGCCAACGAGGTGGCGGGCGGCGGCATCCCGGCGGCGCCCGCCACCCTTCGCCCGGATGATGTTGGCGGCGTGGGCGCGGCCCGCCCGTGTCGGCCGGCCCCGTCCAGGGCGCAAGAGTTGGGACAGGCCCTGGCCGACCGGGTAGCGGAAATCACCCGCGCTGAGGCCAAGACCGCGCGCGATACTGCAGGTCAGGAGCAAAACTGCAGGTCGACCGAAAACCAGCAGGCGATGCAGGAGGGCCAGGCATGAAGAAAGCCAGGGTCGCATTCCTGCTGGCGCTCGTCCTCGCTGGTTGCTCGAAAACGCCTGTGTCTGTGTCGAGCACCGACAACCAGGAGATCCAGGTTGCCGAACTGTTCACGCACAAGGGCGTGAGGGTCTTCCGGTTCAATGACGCCGGCCGCTGGGTCTATTTCACTAGCAAAGCCACCGATGTGACCGCCGCGCACCTCGAATACTGCGGGAAAGGCTGCACGCGGCCCGTGAGGGTCGAGACAATGGGCGTCAGTGGGTGGCAGCCATGAACCAGCTTGTGTATCGCATTGGAGATCTGCAGCGCGTCATCGGACTGTCGAAATGGACGGTCTACAAGCTGATGAAGACGGGCGATTTTCCCCATCCCATCCAACTGACGAGCAAAGCGGTTGGTTGGCGCGCGAGTGACGTGGAGAAGTGGGTGAACGACCGGCAGCAGGCGGGCGATTCGCCATCCATCGACGGCTGACCCGAGCGGCAAAAGAAAAGGCCCCGAAACTCGATGAGTTTGGGGCCTTTTTTCATTTAGTCCACCAGCTAGTCCACCAACTGGCTTTCTGTGCAGTGCGGAATCGCTAAGACCCGCATGGATATTGGTCGGGGCGGTGGGATTCGAACTCACGACCCTCTGCTCCCAAAGCGTTACCTGTCGCGTTTTTGACGGGTGCTCACGGTGTGCCAAGTTGCGGAAATATCGATTTTTCAGTAACTTACGCGCTCTTCGAGTGTGCCACGGTAGCTTATGGTTTGTCTGAAGCTGCTGCACGATAGTCCACCAAAAGTCCACTACCGCGACCTTCTGCCGCATCGACAATGGCAACAAACCTCTTATCAGACCGCGCAGTCCAATCCGCAAAGCCGCAGGACAGAGAATATGAACTCCGTGATGGAGGCGGCCTGTCCCTCCGCATTAAAAAGGACGGCACCAAGATTTGGGCCTACCGCTACACCACGCTCGACACTAAAAAGCAGGTCCGAGAATACCTAGGATCTTACCCGGTGCTGAAACTCGCGGACGCGCGGGAAGCCGTCGCGGCGCGGCGGACTCTCGTCGCCAAGAGCATCGACCCGGCACATGCTGCCGCCCTCTTGTCTGAAGCGAGCGACGCGCCTGCCACGGTGGGCGATCTGTACAAAGTTTGGTACGCCAAGCATGTCGAGCCCAACCGATCCAGCAAGAGCGACAAGGACTCCATAAACAGCCGATTTGAGATCTACGTCCGGCCGAGAGTTGGCGACATCCCACTGAGCAAAATCCGCCGCGGGCAGCTCATGACGGTAATTGACGCCGCGCGCGACGCCAATAAGATGAGAACCGCCAATCTGCTCCTTGGCGAGCTCGGCCAGATGTTCCGTTACGCTGCAGCCCGCGAGTGGATGCAGGGAGACCCAACCGCTGCCATCACCCGCAAGGATGCCGGCGGCCAGGACAACGAAAGCGAGCGAGTTCTGGACGACACAGAGATTGTCATGTTGCGCGACATCCTCGCAACTCCTCCAGAATCGAAATCTCGCTACTACACGGCGACGCGGCGCGTCCTGCCGGTGCGCACGGAGTTGGCAGTGTGGTGGACGCTGGCAACGCTCGGCCGTGCCGTGGAAGTTGCAAGCATCAAGCGCAAAGGCGCGGTCAACCGCAAGGCGGCCACGTGGATCATCCCGGCAGAGGCCTCCAAGAACAAGAAGCCGCACCTGGTGCATCTAAGTGCATTTGCCCTTGCTGTATGGGAACGGATGTCCAAAATGCCAGGGAACGGGGAGTACCTTTTCGAAGGTCGTGACGGTGGCCATCTGTCGGAGACGGAAGTGACTCGACGCCTGACCGATCGGCAGACGCGCGCGAAGCCGGTAAAAGGCAGGAAGAACAGCACGGTTCTCGACCTTCCCGGCGGCCATTGGACTCAGCACGATCTACGCCGAACCGGAGCAACCATCATGGGCGAGTTGGGAATTTCCTCCGATGTCATCGATCTATGCCTAAACCACAAGAAGGCGAAAAGGACCACCCGGACCTACCAGCGGCAAACCATGCTGCCGCAACGTCAAGAAGCGTTTGATGTTCTAGGCGAACACCTGACAAAATTGCTCGGCGACCCCACAGCATGGCTTCCGGTAGAACAATACGCTGACGACACGAAGGGCTTATCTATGAGCGACGCTAATCTTCGAAGTCAGGATACGCGCGGAACGCCCTGACAGCAGTTAAAGTGCGGGCCAACACCGCTAACCTTTCAGGCAACACAAAAAGCATGCAGATACCATCTTGGCTTTCGGATCTTTGGTCCCAGATCCCCGCCCTACTCTTGGCCGCCGGCGGGGGAAGCGCGCTGACAGTGGGGATGGTTCGCAAGCTTGCAACAAATTGGCTTGACGGACGCTTCAACAAGAACCTGGAGGTTTTCAAGCACAAGCAAGCGAAGGAGATTCAGCGTTTACGTCTTGAGATAGACGCGCTGCTGAGCGGCGCCATCAAATTACAAGAACGAGAATTCGAAATTCTCCCTGAAATTTGGAGCCGGGTCGATGAAGCCACTCGCCTGGTGCGCAGTCTCATTTCCCCTTTCACCCGAGTGGAGGATTTCTCTTTGCTTCCCGAAGAGGGAATAGTCGAGATAATGAATGAAAGGAAAGTCCCTCAGTACCGGATTTTAGAGATCCTGAATCTGAAACCTGAGCACCGACTTGGCGCGATGCGGCAGTGGGAGTTCGAGGAGGCATTGCGATTCGCGCGGGATGCCCATCAGCGGTTGCAGGATACCGCGTCGCGCTTCGCTATATTCCTTTCTCCCTCGCTGCGCGATCTTCTCCAAGATAGCACCCTCCAACTTGGTCTTGTCATCGGCACCAAAGAGGCGCATCGCGGTCGGACTGGCGAATACACCCTGCCGATGGCCACCTTCGATGAGAAAGTCCTTCCCATCAAGGAAAGACTTCGGGCGGAGATTGCCGGGCGACTTCGGGGGCACGGCATCCGAGAGGAATCCGACGCGCTTCGATCTGATGCCGCCAACAGTGCCATGTCGTGACGGAATCTAATTTGCGCGGCGAAAGGCGTAGTTCGAGTTAAGGGCCGGACTCAAACAACGCCAAGCACTGCGTCCGCTACAACAGTTTGGTGACTGCTAGCCAAAGGAGGCCACGCACAATTCTGATTTCAGCTTTTCCGAGTGTCATTTCGTAAATAATGTGATAATTAACGTGTGCTTCACGTGTTAATTGCCCTCTACGAGACACAAAATGAAAAAACTGGCGTTGCTCGTTACCGTGTTGGCCGCTTCCGGCTGTTCGACCTATGACATGGCCCTCATGGACCAGAAAAGCGGAACCACCGGCCGTGGATTCGCAAAATGGAACGGCGCCGACGCCGCGGTCGAGCTAGCCGGCAAGACCTACAACGGGAAATTCCGATACAGCCCGGATCGGACAATTTCGGTGCCTTCCATCTCGCTGGCGGACAACCTGCCGCCCGCGATGGAGCAAAAGAAAAAGAATCTGGGATTTGTGGGCGGCAACGGGACCTTTTTCGCGCGCTCCGCCGACAACAGCGGCCTGCGCTGCGTGTTCGCGCTCAATCCTCGGAACGACATCGGTTCCGGCGCCTGTATGGACGATGCTGGGGTCATGTATGACCTCCAGATCAACTAAGCCAGGTAGTGGCGCCGCTGGTCCGGCGAAAAAACCCCGCTCAGTCAGCGAGCCACCAAAGCCGACGCCGCTCCTCGCGCTCCTCGACGCCAGCGCCGAGTTGGGCAAGTCCTGTAGAACCGAAGGTCTCTCCGTGGCCGGCTGGAGTATCAACTTCCAGAAGAAATGCGTTAGCGTGTCCGGCTGGAACGTTCGCCTGGCACCCGTGGAGTTGATGATCTTCGCCCGGCTTCTGGCCGCGCCAGATGTCGTAATCCGCAGCGGGGAGTTTCACTCGCTGTTGGCCCGATGGAGCGGTGACGCGCAACCAGACGAACTCAACCTGCGGCTTCGCGTGAACATTTCGAAGATGCGGGCCAAGTTTTCGCGGCACGGGCTCAAGTTGCCGATCATCGCGGTGCCTCGCCAGGGATACAGGTTCTCGCTGGCGCCTGAAGATCAGCCATCGCAGCCGTCAACAGAGTAGCGACGGCTATGGCAGACGGGCCTGACATGCTGCCAATTGCGCACTCAGTTGCTGGATGCCGGCCCGGAGGGCGAAATAAGCTGATCGAGCAGCGGGATCAAGTTCGGGGCGGGCTCCATTACCCACGCGGGCGCCGGCTCCGGCTTCGGGCACTCCACCGCTGGCGGCGGAGCAGTCGGCAGCGACGTGCAGCCGCTGGCGGCCAGCATCAACATCAGCCCGAAGGCCTTCATCTTTAGTCTGCGCACTGCGTAACCCTCCATAGGCCGCCCATTCGGCCTTTGCATTCCGTTCGTTGATCTCGGCCACTTCGGCGTGTCGCCGCTGCAGGATCTCCCGCGCTTGACGCTGGGCATCGGCCACGCGGCCAGATTCATCCGCCTGCATACGCGCAACCTTCGCGCCGTATCGCCATTCCTGCGCCGTCCACGCCGCGCAGCCAACCAGCACCGCGCCAGCCACCGCGGCGGCCGCATACCCACGCCATCCGGCCAGGCCGGCGGCAATCTTCTTGACCTCGATCATCCGGCCACCTCATCGACCGCCAACGCGTAGTTCCGACTCCACTTCGCGCGGAGTTCTGCGCGTTGCGCCGGCGTTCCGCGCGCGTAAGCGCCCGGCCGCCAGGTGCGCAGGTACAGCGCCCAAGAGGCCTCTTCGGCGCCCACCTCGGGCAGCGGTAGGGGATCCGACCACAGCAGCAAGCGAGCCAGGCCGGCCGCCAGCATGTCGTCGTGCTCGATGGCATCCCAGATGGCGGCGTCGCGCGCCGGCACGCCCCGGACCTGGTAGAGCTGCGCGGCTGCGGCGCGAGTGGCGGCATGCAGCCGGACGCCGTGCACCATGCCGCCGCCCTGCTCGGCCTGCCAGAAGCTCTTAGCCGGTCCGGTCGGGCGCGGCGGGTTGCCCACCAGCTGGCGGCGATGCTCGAAGCGCGATTCCTGAAGGCCGATCGCCAGCAACAGGAGGCGCGCTTCGGCCGTATCCATGCCGGCGGGCAGCAGCGCCAGCGCCGGGTTGATGCCGGCCGCGATGATTTCGGATAGCGTCATTGCTTCGGGCTCCTGATGTGCTTGGCCGTCACGGCGGCCACGTAGAAGGCGGCAGAGGCCGCGAGCGCGGCATCGCCTGCGCTGGCCCAGCCAGCCACGAAGATGCGGCAAGCAGCGCCCGTTGCCGTCAGGCAGACCGCGGACAGGCCGATCCGTTCCAGTGTGGTGTCCTTGATGGCTCGGGCGAACACGGCCAGGCCAGCGCCCCCGGCAACAACCAGCCAGCAGACGAACGCGAGAACTGCCCAGAGCGTCAGATAGATGGTGCTGTCCATGTCATGCCCCCTTGCCGCGCACGCGGTCGATGACTGCCTGCCAAAGCGCGGCGATAGGCGCGGACTGAACCGCTTCCCAGGCGCGCGAGACGATGGCCATGCCGAACATGCCCATCAGAAAGCCCGCCAGGCCCTCAGGAATGCCCAGCAGGAGCGACAGGTACGGCGAGGCGTAATAAGCCACCAGCGAGCCGCTGACAGCCATGCTGATGCGCGCCGGCCAACTACCCTGCAGGTAGCGCATGGACACGGCAGCGCCCAGGACGCCGGCAAACTTTGCCGCGAAGGCGTCGAAGTCTTGAATGTTCAATCGCGTCTCCTTGAGACGAAAAAAAGCCCGCCGAAGCGGGCTGATGACCTGAGGTTTTAGATGCCGTTATGCCTTGATGCTCGCGGCCAGGATGAACAGAGCATCGATCTGCGTCTGGGACAGATCCAGCATCACGGCGACGGCGGCCAACATTTCGCTATCGCGACGGAACTCCTGCAGGTCGTCCCAGGCCCGGCGATACATAGCAGGCGTCTGCGGGTCCGCAATGATCGCGTCGGCCGCATCAAACAGCGTGCCGTCGCCGTAGGGCGTCTGGTGCATGGCTTCGCGGCCTTGGAAGCGTGAGACGACCTGTGGGACAAATTGTTCCGGTTCGGCAGGCGGCGGCATTTCGGCGGGTACCAACGACGCCGGCGCGTTCAAACGCTCGCCGTGCGCCGCCCAAAATTCGCGCGCCCCATCGTCTCCTAGCACAATGACGTCATCATCAAACTGCCAAAATTGGCCGGTTTCGGTGTCTTGGAATGTTTGCATTTATCGATACTCCTGCCACGCCAAAGCTGATAGCCCGGTACCGGATACGGAATAAGTAGACCCGGGGGGAACTATGAACGAAACCGCGATTACGCCGCCATTGTATGTTTCGGGCCAAGTGGGCCTCGCTACCATGAGGCCGTCGATATTAACCAAGTAAGAAATGTTAGTCCCGGCCGCAACGTGGCTAACTGCCACGAGAATAGGCCGGGTCGTGCTATTCGTGTACGTGGTGCCGTTAGCAGCACGACTAGCCGTTACGTTCTGCCAGCTTTGCGACCGGCCAAACATTTGACCTTCTAGCGTCGTGGCTCGACCCTCCAATGCGGTAGCCCTGCCATCCAATGCCGTTATGTCGACCTGTCTCGCGATCTCTTGCCAAGTTCCCCACGAGCCGCCGCCGGCCCCGAACCGCACGCGGACAAACTGGCGGATCACGCCGCCCGTGCCATTGCGCGTCGTGTACACCTGCGTCACCTGCAGATTTCCCGCTGCCGCTGCGATCACCTCGAGCGTTCCCGCCAGCGTCACCGGCCAGTTAAGCGCCGCAGTGGCTTGGGCATCCGAGTCGACGTAGTACGGCCCAGGAACCACAAGCGTGTTGGCGTCCGTACCTGCCGCTACAACGGACGCGGCCAAAGGCGTCACGTCCGCGACCTCGCGCCATTCCGTCCAAGATCCATCGGATAGATACAGCATGCGCCACCAGCGGCGAGCTGTGGATTGACGCATAACGATCTCTTGCACGATCGCGTTCGCTTGGCCCCTGACGCTGAAAAAGTAAGAGCCGGCCAGCCCCGCCGGCTGATTGGTTTGCGCCACCGTCACGTAAAAATCGCCGAGGGACACCCGCGCGTTAAGGTCGCCGGCGTCGGCTATCTGGGTGGCGGCCGCATTGATATCTGTGCCGAGGGTCACCATCAGCTCATTGAGCTTGGAGAAGGCGCTTCGGGGCGATTCCCCACGCCCCCCACCAGGTTGCGGCGTGTCCAGGTCAACCTGATAGGCGGAATAATCAGGCATCGCTTTCTCCGGCGGTGGCGCGGGCGACCTCTTGCGCCTTGAGCGCGTCAGCCACCGCCTGCCTTGCGATCATGTCCAAACGAGCGGTCAGGCCGTTGATCAGTTCATGCGTCAAACGGTTGCCAGCGTTCTGAATAAGTACCTGATGGATTTCCTGTTGCATGGTGGCTAAGCCCATAAAAAAACCGCCCAGAGGCGGTATGTCGGTTAAAGCCCGTTCACGTCAATGACCGTGTAGTTCCAGAGCGGTCTGTCAATACGTGGGGCGCTGATGGGATCGTTATAGGGGCCTTGGACACGCGGGGCATTTGCGATGCCCAACGTGTTGCCCAGTTGCCTGACGCAAGACGCAATCCAGAAGAACATGTAGCCGGGGTTCGGCCCGACCCCCACAGGCACCTCTTCCGTATACGAGCAAAGGTTGCCCTGAAGGACAGCCGGAACCGTGCCTACCGGCATTGCGTAGGTCAAAAACTGCGGTGGCATGTTGTCCTGGGTCGTCGGAAGATCGGCCCTCGTGCCGCCAAGGCTGGCCAGATACCGCATGTACTGATTCCGCGAGTCGAAGGAGACAGCCCAATTCGCATTCTTCACACGGAGCCCATAGTCCTGCCCAGCAGGAAACCCGGTCACATCCGGCGAAGCGAACACATACCAGTTGATCGTCGCCTGCGATCCTCCAACGATGTAGGAAAGGAACGTCACGGTCATCGTCGTAGCGGTGAACGTCGCACCCATAACGAAAGATGGGAAGTCCGCTCGCCAGGCAAAGGACGAAGATGAGTTGTAGGGAACGGTGATCGTTGCTGCACGCCAAGATAGGAAGCCGACGGCTTGATTCGCCACCGCCACGCCCTTAGCCCACAGCGCCAGATTTTTGTACGTGCTATCGATCTGAGTGATCAACGCGCCGTTTTTAATGCGTACCCCAAAGTCGGCCATCAGCCAATCCTCCCGTAGCCTACGCGGACGGAAACGCGGTTGACTGGCGAGACGAAATACCACGTGAACCCCGCAGCGGTCGCCGAAATGATCGGCATGTTCAAGTACCCCGCGATCCCCTCACCGCCTATCGGAAAAAATAGAGGCGTACCGCCGACCAGTTCAGGAAAGCTAATCGAGCCGTCGGCGGTACCCGTGACGAAGTCCCCCAAGATGCGCGGGAGCGTGGAGGTGTACTGCACCTGAACGGCGCCCGCGGCATCCTTTATCTGAACGCCAAATGCCATCGCGCCTCCCTACGGGATGTAGCCCAGCGTCACCCGGTCAACCCCGTTGTTGTCATACACGATCACCTGCTGCGGAGTGATACGCATGCGTCCACCGCCAGGAAGCGGAGAGTTCAACTCGAACGTGCCAGTCTTCGAGAGACGCCAGCCGGTCACGCCCGCCACGTAGTCGTCCGACTGAATGTAGGCACCGATCATGGCGTTCGTGATGGTCCCGTTCTTGATGAACAGGCTGTTCAAAAACGCCGTGTCGTTGGCCACATCAAAGATGAAGGGCGCGTGCAGTTGGCCATTGACCGAGTTGAGAAATGCAATGGTGTCAGCCATCACAAGGAACTCGCTGCGGCTCGTACCGTCTGGGTTGATCGCGGCGCCCAGCGCCACGCCAGCCTGCACGACCCGGCCATCCGTCCGCACCTGCGTTTTCACCTGCCAGCTCGATGACAACGCGCCGTCCAGACTGGCGACGACAGAGGCCGTTTCCTCGACGGTCGCCTCCATCCCGGTCACAGACGCGGACAGCACAGTAATGCTGTCGGCGGTTGCCCGGGTCAGATCCGCCGTCACCTGCAGTTCTTGACGAATGATCGCCAGGTTGCCGGCGGTCTGAGCGGCAAGAGAGGTCGTTCGCTTTGCTTCTCGGTAATCGCCCTCGTTGATCACCGAGGTCGTCGTCACCGTCCCGACGAAGCTGTCGCCATCGTCGCCCGCGAACCACTTTTGATCGAGCACGTCGTCACCGGCCAAGTCGCCAATGATCTTGTCCAGCACGTCCTCGGTCACGCCCTCCTGAATTTCTCTGATCACGCCTGGCGCGAACTGACCTTCCCCAAGTTGACCTTCCAAGTAGTCCAAGATGGTCTCGGGATCCTGGTTCGGCTTCCCAAACACGCCGGCGCCGGAGGATGCCGGATACCACTGCCCGGCTGTGCCGTTCTTGTCGATCAGCCGGATCCAGAACCACATCTCGGTGGAATAGCCCAGGCCGTACAGCGTGTAGGAGGTATCCGGATAGGACGCCTGGGTAACCACATAGCTGTCAAAGAAGTTGTTCGTCAGGCTCGCGCGGATCTCCGCCTTCTCAATGATGTTTGGCGTGTCCGGGTATGACCAGTTCAGACGGATCGCCATGATCTCGCCCGTCGTGACGAGCGACGTAACAACCGGAGGGCTGCCGATGATGCCTGACAGCGTGGTCAACGGCGAATAGGCCCACAGCGACGGAACATCCAGCCCGTTGATGGCGCGAACCCGCACCACGTAGTCGCCGGAATAGATGTTCAGAACCTCCGCGAGCAAGGTCCCAGTGCGCGGCAGCTGCACCCAGTCACCACTGTCCCGACGCCACTGCACGTCGTAGGAAACCGCGTTCTCCGCTGCGTCCCAAGTGATCTCGGCGTTGTGCCGGGTGGTGCCTTGGTGAAACGTCGCGAACTCGGTGATCCTGACGTTGTCCGGAGCAAGCTGGGACCGCGGCGGCACCACGCTGACCGGCAGCGGATCCAGCCGCGCGCCGTTGTCGATAGCGTCGAACTTTCCCGGATGATGAAACACCCCAGACACGTCAAAGATCGTGCCCTCATTCCGTTCCTTCACCGAAATGACCCGCACATACTGAGCGACGAGATCCTCCGCGTCCACGGACCAGTTGGCGTCGGGAACCGGCGCCGCCGAAAAGGCTGGGCTGACAGTGACCACCCGGTCGGATACCAGCGCCACCTGGCGCCGCTCTGCCTGGCCGCTCGGCAAAATCACGGTCAGAGTGTTGCCGGGCTGGATCGGGTGATCTCGATCCAGCGTCACCGTCGAGGCCGAAGCTTGACGAACCAAGCCGCCGATCGGGCGTCCGGCCCTGTTCTGATCGGCGATCTGGATGATGCTCCCCGGCTGGGGAATCACACCCTCAAGGCCCACGGAGAACGACACTCCGCCGGTCTCCAGGCGCGACGTGTAGAGCTGATAAAGCCCCACGCGCTGGGCCTGCCCTCGGGAGGTACATCCGAAGGCCGTGACTTCGGTTTTGCGAATGCCGAACCGGAAAATACCGTCATCGTCATTCACCACCTCTACCTTGGCGCGGTAGAAATCGCTCGGATCGTTCCAAGAGACCAGTGCCACGGTCTTGCGCGTCGAGATGTCCGCCCCCGTGTAGTTGAATTGGGAGTCGAGAACCTTTCCGTTCGGGTAGGTGTAGACCGGATCGCTGGGCGCGTCGGCCACGGCAAGAACCTGACCATTTGCCCAGTACGCCATCCCGCGGAAGACGCTCGCCAGGTCATTGATGACCTTGAGGGCATCAGCCCGGCCCTGGATGTAGCAATTGCACGTGAACCGCGGCTCCTGCCCGCCCTGCCCATCGGACACCAACTGGTCGCAATACGCCCCGATCTGGTACAGGGCGTAGCGGTCGATCATTGACGCATCGATCCGGTCGCCCAGCCCGTACAGCTTGCTTGTGACGAGATCGTAGAAAATCCACGCCGGATTGTCGGTCCAAGCGCGCTTAAACGATCCATCCCACACGCCGGTATAAGCTCGGGTCTCCGGGTCATAGTTGCTCGGGACTCGGATGATCTGACCCTTCCAGCGATACGCCCGCGTCGGGACGCTCTGGAAATGCGCGGCATCGATCTTGATACCGACCAGCGCGGTCATGGGATATCGGAACTTGCCGTCGATCACCTCCGCAAAACTCATCACCTTCATCGCATCGGCAATGGCGGAGTTGTTCGCCTCCGCCGTCAACCTGCGCACGCGAATCGTCCAACCGGCGTTGGTGGCCGGAAGCTCTATCCGGTGCGTTCGGCTGTACCCGCCGACCGACTTCCCATCGACGGTCGTCGTCAGAACATTTTCAAAGGCGCCACTGCCGACCGCGAGGTCAATCGCATACTCAATAGCGTAGCCGACGCGATCGCCAACGTTCTTGCCCGACTCGACCCCCTTCAGTATCTGGGGCCATTGCAGCGTCACGCGCACCGCCGACAGCTCAGGGTTGGTAATGAGTTGAGTCCAGGGCTGCGTGGTCTTCACATCCACACCCACCGCGGTCACATCTGCCGACGCGGGGAAGCCGGCAATGTGCTCCTGGTCCTGCGTGCCGTACCGGACCTCGACCTGTACGTTGGGAAAATTGAGCGTGCCGTTTTCGTTCTGGATGGGCGTACCGTCCAGATAAATGCACCGCAACGGCTCGCCCCGATGCACCGGGCCGTACACCTCGCCATTGCTAATCACGTCGAGCAAGACGGCGTAGGCGGTACTGTGCAGGCTGTCCGGCTGCTCAACGGGTGTGCGGGCGCTGCCGCCTCCTTTGCCACCACCACCCGAGCCCACGATGCGCATACCGCCCTTGCGCTCAAGTAGCTGAATCGTCATTGCTGGTCCTCTGAATACATATCGCCGGACACCGTCACGGATCCGATCGTCATCTCACCGTAGAAGACCGGGACCGGGTTTCCTTGCGCCGTGACGTTCACGGGTCCGTTGAAGTTATAGGAGGCGCCGTTGTCGGGACTGTCCACGCCAGACAAGCCGGCCTGCTGCTTCGTCAAAAGCTGCGTCACTCCGCCCAGGATCATCCCCACGCCAAGCATGAAGGCCATTTGCCCGGCGACACCCGAGAAGGCGATGGCACCGCTCGCGGCGAGCGTTGCGCCCCCGGTAAAGAATGCGGCTGCCACCAAAACCGCTCCCAGGATGAGCTGGAAAGCGCCGCCTCGACCTGAACCCTGGATCACCGGCGCAATGCGGATCTCATCATGTCCGACAGGGAAGCTCAGCTCCCCCTCGGCAATGTTCTGCTTGCCGATGAAGCAGGCATAGCCGACACCCCGATCCTTGCTCTCGTACAGGGCGGCCTGAAATCCCGGGACCATCTGGCAAAGCGCGCGGATAGCGCCGGCCGTGTCGTTGCAAACGAATCGATGGACCCGGCCGAATTTCGCGCCCAGCCAGCCGTACAGACGAATCGTCCGCACGCGATCGGGCGCAAAAAAGCCCGCCGAAGCGGGCAGTCCAATCGTTGCTGCACTCATCTCGCATACCTCACTATCATTCGGGTGATGTCAGCCCAGTACCCGCCGTAGACCACCCTCTCAGACAGCCGGGGCATGGCGTGATGCAGCATGGCGCCCGGCACGCGGTGCAACCCCGGCTGCGACTTGAGTTCGGCGTCGCCAAGAAACACGCCCCCGTGGTTTGTGCGGTCGCTCCGGTATTGCATCAGCAAGACATCGCCATACCGGGGACCGTCACTGACTTGAACGAACCCGGCCGCTTGGAAGTTGTCCAGGTAGATTTCGCCGCACTCCGGCTTTTCCCACCAGCGATCGGGGCGAACGAAGTCTGGCAACGTAATGTCCATCTCGCGCTGATAGAAGTCTCGGATCAGCCCGTAACAGTCCAAAGACCCATGATGGAAATTCCGTCCCACCAGGGGCGCCACGTATCCGCTTGGTGCGAACGACTGCCAATGCGCGATCCCCGGTGCGTCATCGCCCGCATTCTTCTTCACGCTGACGATGTGCCACGGCAGCCCCGTCGCCTCGCAACTGACCAGATCGACTTCAGTCGGCGTCGCGTCCTTGTCGATGTGCGAATGAACAACAGCGATGACCTGGCCCTGGTCCTCTGCCGCCGCGTAATCCTCGCCCGAGATGATGAAATCTTGCCCATCCTCGGCCATGTTCCTGCAGGCAATGAACCGCTGCTTGGCGCCGTCGGCGACGAGCAATCCGCACGCCTCGCGCGGGTAATCGCGCAAGGCATGCGCCTCGATTTTCCTTCTGATCGCTGCGCGCATCATCGAATCCTATCGGCGCTTGGAAAGCCGCCAAAAGAAAGGGGTTGCCACTCCCCAAACCGTCGCTTGCAGTCCGAGACACGCCCACCGCATTTGTCCAGCGACGGGTCAGAAACTGGGTTTCCATCACGATCGAACATCGCGCTGCCCGTGTATCCGCAATAGGCGCCTCGGTAGCCGCCCTCAGGCCCGTCGATGACAAGCCAGCCGCACTTGCCAGCGATGATCTGCCGTCGCGGCAACTGAACGCCCTCGAACTGAAATGGAGAGGTCAGCACGAACGTCACGGCCTGCTTGGTCTCCAGCCGTTTCTGGGAGATGGTCCACACCTCGTCCGGCAGATGCGCCGTAGGATCCGCACTCGGGTTCCCGCCCTCGAAATTCTCCGCGTCCAAATACTTGGTGAACGTGCGCCGGCGGATCAGCTTCGCACCGACCAGGTCGTCGAGCGCGAGACAGAGCGCCGTGACGACTCCCGGTATTGGGTTCCCGTCGTCGTCTTGCCCGATGTTGCCCACAGACACCTCGGGGAGGGGCTGCTCTCCATTGCCGGTTCGCTCGAAATTGCGACCCTCGATTGCCCAGGGAAGGTACGTTTTGCCCTGCCAGACAATCGGCCCGTCGCGGTGGTTGTGGTAGCGCTCAGTGCTGCCACCAATGCCGGTGCAGTCGATCTCAAAACCCACAAATAGGTTTCCGGCATCCAGCTTCTGTACTTCGACTGGAACTGACATAACCTCACCTCACACTGCGCCGATTTGTTGAAACGTGACGGAAACGGTGTAGACGCCTCCACCGACAGGAACCGGGTTGTAGCCGACCGCCTCGTACACACCTTGGACGCCGAGTGGCGGGGTCCAATAGAACGCCATAACGCCAGCGTGACGGTCCAAGAAATCCAGCATCGGCGCCAGCTCCTGCGCGCTGCCCTGGAACTGCAGGGGCCAGGACTGCATCTTGTTGTTGATGCCATCACCGACCGCCTGCCTGTATCCGTCACCAAACTGGGCTACGGTGCGCCGGAACTTGATCTCGCCCTGCGGCGAGTTGATCGGCCGCCACGAGAATGTTTCCCTGCTCAAGATAGCCCTCCGTTTTGTTGGCGCCAGGCCAAGCCCCCCGGGCGGTAGCTCTGCACCTGGAACTGCTGAATGCGCTCATCCACGAACCTGCCCAGTTCGTCGCCGAACGATCGGTACTGATCGGAAGAGGCCGACGAGCTGACGTTTCCGTCGGAGCTCACATTGACCTGGACGTTGACGACGCTTCCGCCACTGGAACCTGCAGCCGCCTGCTTCAGCGGGGTGACGTAGCCACCGTTCGCGCCGCTCATCAAGTAGGTTTCCCCACCTTCCGAGTACAGTTCCGGGCCCAACTCGTTGACGCGATAAAGTGAATTGGCAGCAGTCGGACCTCCAGACGCTCTCGCGCCGGCTACCGAGCTCCAACCCGTCATCGTCATCCCATCAGTGCTGCCGACAGCAGCCATGCCGGTTCCCTGGTAGCCCGCGCCGGCGGTCACCCCGGCAGACGTGGCGCCGCCAATTGCGGCTCCGGCAAGGGTGGTGAAGATGCTGCCCAAGAACCCGGCAGCCGCCTGGCGCGCTGCAATGCGCGCCATATCAGCGATGACCGACGTGGCGAAGTCTTTGAAGGACAACTTGCCGGTCGTGGCGAATCGCACGATCGCGTCTTCCATTCCCTGAAAGGCATTGGAGAACAAAGTCTTGGTCTGGCCGGCCACGTTCGCGGCGGAGTCCAGATAGTTCGCCAGCGCCGATGTTGCCCCGTTCTTCCAGTTGCCCTGCGCTTCGCGGACCTGGTCGAAATACTGCTGCTGCATCGACAGACGCAGATCCAGGTGTTCCTGCAGAAGAGCGGTCTGGCTCCGGTAGGTCTCCTGCGAGATCTGACCCGATGCCATCGAACGGTCGATCTGCGCCTGCTGGCGCTGGTAGTCCCGCAATATCGCCTGACGCGCGCGAAGCTCCTCCTGCGCGCGGTCACCCAGCCCCACCCCGGCCACCTGGTCCGCATACTGCTGCTGCTCCAGATCCCGAGTGGCGGCCAGGCTGGCGCGCAGGGCGTCAACCTTGGCGGTCTCTTGCTTGGTGCGTAGCTCCTTCTCCGCAGCCACGTTCAGATCAAGCTGGCGGCGCAGCAGGTCTTGCTGAGCGAGCAGGCTCTTTTGATCCGCCGTCAGGACCTTCTTGTCCTTCAGGTCCGCAATCTGCTGCTCGAACTCGGCACGCTTTTGCCCCCAGGTGGCCAGCTTGCCCTCACTGGTGATCTGGGCCTGCAAGGAGGCTTCAGCCTCGCGGTACTGCTGCAGGAGCTTGGTCGCCGCGTCTTCCGTGAACGCCTTGGCCGCGGGGTCCTTGTACTTGTCGTTGATCTGGTCGATCAGCTTCTTTTGCGTCTCGAGTGTCGCCCCTGTGAGCTCGGCGTCCTTCTTGACCTGGGCGATTTCGCGCTCGCGCTTCTGCCGATTTGTCTCGGTCTCCTTGGCGAGGGATGACAGGCGGGCCGCGGCCGCGATCTTTTCGGCTTCCTGCCGCTTCTGCCAGCCCACAACCGCGGCCTGGTCGGCCTGATCCTGAAGCGCTGCAGCCTCAGCGATCAGTCGATTTTGGTCCCGCTCGAGCGGTTTCGCCCGACGCCGCGCCGCACGTCCGCCATCTCCAACGAATGCCTTGGTTTCGTCGTCCTGAGGGGCCGCGTTATCGCGAAGCTGCCTCAGCTCGGCGTTGACGGTCCTTAGCTGTGCCGTGATCTGGTCGAAGGTCGGCGCCCGGCCGAAACTCTTCATGGCCTCCCACGCGCTGCTGGCCCCCTGCGTTACTGCGTTCCACGCCGTTTCAAGCGTGCCGAGGCTCTGCCGCACTTCGTCGGCCTGCTGCTTGACTGCGTCCGCATAGGTCCGCTGCGCCAGCGCAGCAGCTTCCTGCGTGCGTCCTTGGCGCTCCAGGCCGGCGATCTGCTGATAGATCTCGAGCGTCAGAAAATGCTGCTGCTCGTTCAGTGCGGCGATTGCCTCGGCCGGCTTGCCGCGGAGCGTTTCGAACTCCTGCACCGTGTCGGCAAGGGCCTTGCCCGTGGCACGGTTCATCGCGACCGCCGCCTCACCGACCGCCTCGATATTCTGTCCGGCGATCTTTCCAGAACCGGCGATCAGATTGAGCGCGTCTACCGCCTTGCCGCGAGACCCAGCCACGTCGGCGATACGCGTGGCGAGGTTCGACATGCCGGCCGCAGTTTGGCCAACCGCGTTACCTGTCAGGATCAGCGTCTTGGTGAACTCCGGCTGCTCGCCTTTGCTCGCGACGACAGCGGAGGTAAAGAGTGCTACAGCGCCTGCTGCGACCGTCCACGGCGTTACCAATCCCAGAATCGTGCTGCCGAGCGCTCGCGCCGCCGGCACGATGCCGCCGAACATATCCTTCAACTGACCGCCCTGCTGCAGCAACACCGTAAGAGGCTGCTGGCCGCCCTGCAACGAAACCACGATGTCCGTGAGCTGCGCCGGCACGCCGCGAAGCGCTGCTGCCTGCTGTGCAGCGCTCACCCCATACTGATTCATCTGCTTGGTGGCGCCGGCTGCGGCCGCCCCCGTCGCCGACAGCTTGGTCTTGAGCTCGTCCAGAATCGACGTGGGCACACCGCGCAGGGCAGCGTTGTAAAGGATCTGCTCCTTCCGCGTCATGCCGATGGTGTTGGCCTGGTTCACCAGGGCGTCAACACGGCGGCGCTCAGCGGCTGCGAGCTTCGTATAGTCCGCCTGCGCGGACTGAGACATGTCGCTGGTACCGCGCTTGGCCGAAGCAATCGCGGCGTCGAATTGCGAGGTATCTACGACGATGTCTAGCCGCGCGGTGCCAATGCTTTCCTGTGCCATGTTCAACTCTTATGGAAGATTTCCAGGGCCGCCCGCTCGATGATCCGGAGAACGTCCATGATTTCCTGCTGCTCCGCCCTGGGAAGCTCTTGACGGTCCAGGTCGTGATACAGGACCCCGTAATCCAGCCCTATCGGCCCTCCCGCTCCCACACGCCACTGCGTGTAGTTGCGCGTGAACAGGTTGAACGCCGGCACGTGCTCTTGCCAGAGTTCGGCGCACGGCCGGGGAAAATCGCTGAGCTTTAACCCGGCCATCGCTAACGTTGCGGCTGATGGCGGCTCCCAAAGGAACGCCGCCACAGCCTCGGTCAGTTTTTTTTGCGCTCGACCCGGATTGCGTCGTTGAAAGCGCTCGCGATTGCCAGATCGGCGCCGGGCTGATGCTCGCAGAGCAAGTCAATCGACTCCTTGCTCACGGCCATGTCGGCGTCCCACTTTTCGATCAGCAGGAGCAACAGGTCGGCGGTCGAAATTTCATCGGCCGCCAACTGCTTCATCAACGCGTCGTACTCCTTGCCGGTCATGTGGCGGTACGTGACGTTCAGTTGCTGCTCGCGCCCCTGGCCGACGATGGTAATGCTGGCGTCGATGGTCGGGTTGGCTTTGATCTTGAACGTCATTACGCGGCCTCGTAGCGGATGGGATCGGCGATGAGGGAGAAAACCGCCGTGTTCTGAAGGTTCTCGTTCACTTGGCCGACGGGGACCTTGTTGAACGAGGGATAGGCGTAGTAGAAGAGCGTCGAGCCGTTGGGCAGCACGCCGCGCACGACGACGGGCTCGCGCAAGCGGTCCGCCTCGATCAACGCGGCATACCAAGGCTTGTCCGGGTCGTAGTCCAGCGAGACCGTCATGGTCATCGCGTTCTTGAAGGTCGGCTTCTGGCGCTGGCGGCTGGTCGGATCTTCGACGTACTGATAGTTGAAGAACTGCTGGTCGCCGCCGGCCATCACCACGTCGCGCACCTGGTCCAGATCTACCCAGGAACTGACTTCCTGATAGGAGCCAGCGCCCCCGCCTGCCGGGAACAGGACGGTACTCGTGGTGTCCACGCCTTCCAGCTCGAAGCTGTCGGTGTCTGCATTGGCGCTGCGCGCCACGGTCTCGCTCAGATTGGTCCACGCCGATTTCAGAACCAGGATGGAGCCGTCTTCCGGCGGGGCGACCGCGGAGGCAACAGCCGGATTCGCATTGGAGATGGCCGAGATGGCGGCGGCCGCGGCGAGCTCCGTCGAGATGGAATACCGCGTGCCGTTGATGAAGATGGAAGACATTTGTGTTCCTCAAATGAAAAGCCCGGCGCGAGGCCGGGTTCGATGTAGAAGCGGGGAAAGGTCAGGAGGGAAGGAACCAGATACCGAAGTCCTGGCGGGTGCCATACTTCTTGATCGCCTCTTCGTAGAGGCTGGTGGGCGAGCCATACGGCTCAACAGCAGGAAAGTCGCTTTCGCACAGGGCGGTGCCGACCTGATCGGCAATGGAACTCGCCTGCGCCCGCGTATCGGCCCAAACAAACACCTGCAAACGCTGGTGCCGCTTCTCGCGACGCTTGCGCTCGACGTACCACTGTTCTTGCCCTCCGGCGCCCTGATAGACGATCAGCGGGAATACCGGTTTGTCAGGCGTGACATCCGGATACGCGCGCCCGCCGACCAACGGCCCCAGAAGCGCCTTCAACTTGGACTCAAGGGTCATCGTTCACCTCCTGCCCCGCGAGAAGCTCGGGCAAGCGTTGCCGCCCGCGCTGAATCATCGCTGCCTGCGCACGTGCTGACGCGGCCTCATACGCCGGCCGCAGGAACGGATAGGCAGGCACCCACTTGGGCGTTGCAAGCTTGCGGCGCTTGTCGGTCACATAGGTTCCGTCGGCCTTCTTGATCACCGGATAGATCTGCCAGTGGCCGAACTCCACCAGGTGGCCGTGAGGCGCCTTACGCTTGTTCCAGGTGACGGCGTACTGGACTTCTTGATCTGTCGAGTACCGCTCCCGGAAGGCAAGGTAGATGGCGGCGCCCAAAACGCCGTTGTGCGTGTTCACCCGCGCCTTGGCCTCATCTCGCAGCACCTCGCCGCCAGCAACGGCCATTGAGCGCGCCAGGCTGACCCGTGCGGGTCCCAGCAAACGATCAAGGCCCGCAAACCAGCCGGAGGTGTCAAACGTCGCCTGCAGCCCCTTAGCCATCGCCGCCACCCTGTTCGCAGATCACGTCCGTCCATTCGCGGCCCGCCAGGTCCATGCGAACGTTCTTGATGTCGAATGGGTCGCCAACCGGGACGCCGTCCTCCAGCTCAAGCAAGCGCATGCCCTGGTCAAGCCCGCGGCGAAAGCGGATCCGGAAGCTATAGGCGTTGATCGACGCCCCCACGTTCTCCTGGTTGCGCGTGATGGAACCCATCCCGGTCTGGCCGCGAGGGTCCGCCCACACGGTGGCCACTTCCACCCATGCGCCATTTGGCTGGCCCGCGTCATCCGTCCCGGTCTCGCGGCGTTCGATTCGCACGAGGCGGCGCAGACTTCCAGCAGCGATGCTCATACGCCCAACCCCACTCGGTTAGGCTGCAGCAGCGCCTGGGCGCCGACCGGCAGCGTGCGAGAGTCGGGACCTTCCTCGCGGTTTCGGTACAGGCTTCCAGCGATCAGCAGCACCGCGGCACGGATTGCAGGGGTCACCACCATCGGATCGTCGCCCGCAGTTCCCGCCAGGGCTGCCTCAGCCAGCGCGGCAGCAGTCGGGTACACGCGGCGATTCAGATAGGCCTGCGCGTTCTCCTCCGCCGTCGATCCGTAGACCTCGAGCAGAAGATCATCCGTAGCGTCCGCGCGGCAGTGCGAGCGCAGCAGTTCGGTGGTGACCAGTTCCATTCATGCCCCCGTGGACGAGATGGCCGCTTGGATCGCCTCCAGGACCGACTTGCGCGCCTTGCCGGACTGCTCGGCAGCCAAAAGGGACGGCAGCAGGGCCGGATCAGCGATCTCGGCGAGTGCCCCGATGATCTCGGGCGCGTTCTGCGACAGCAAGGCAGTGTGATCTGCTGCCGGCCGTTCGCCCGCCCCCTTGTTCTCCGGCTGCGGGTTCATCTTGTTCTGCGGCGCCGGCGCTGCCTTGTCTCCCACCTCGGCGATCAGGCCGAGCTGAAGCAGTTCTCGCGCGCGTTCACCCGACACATCGATCGGGCGCCCGCGTCGCTGGTATTCGCTCCCGTTGAGGAAGCCTTTGCGTGCGATAAACGACATGACTTGCTCCTGTTGAGCGGGCCGCGGCTGGGCCCGGCCCGCTCATCTGCTGGCGCCGCCTTACGGCGTGGTGTCGGCGAACTCGCCGTGGACGAACGACTCGGGGCGGTAGACCGCCATCGCCAGGCGTTCCTCGGCGCGGATCGTCACCATGTTCTTGCGGAAGTTGTCGCTGTCTTCCGTCGAAACTTCCACGGCGGCGTCTTCACGGTCGAACACCTGGGCGGCGATGTTGAAGGCGCCAACCAGGAATTCGCCTTCGGGCACGGCAGTCGTGTCCACAACCGGCAGCTTCCAGAGGCGCGGCACGCCACCTTCCACCACGTTGACCCAGATGTAACGGCCTTGCTCGTCCTTCTGGAGTTCGATGTCAGCCCAGTCCACGGGGTTGAGCACGATGCCGCTGGCGCGGTATTCGGCGATGCGGACCTGCAGAATCGCCCGGCGCAGCAGGTCGATCTTGGTGTCGCCGGCCTGGCGCAGCGATTCGTTGAACGGCGTCGCCTGCGGGATCAGGCCCAGGAGGTTCTGACCGGTGCCGTCGCCGGCAAGGATCTGGTTTTCCTCGACGTACTTCAGGCCGAAGATCGCGCGACCGTTGATGTAGCTCTGCAGCAGCGGGATATCGGCCAGAACCTGCTTGGAAGCCAGGAACCAATGAGCGATCGTCTTGACCGTCGTGGTCTTCAGCTCGAAGGACAGGTCCGATTGCGGCTTGAGCGCCGTTTCGGCCACCGGAGCCGCCATGTTCTGGAAGCCCGATTCCTGCACGAACTCGACCGAGTTCGAACCGGTACGGCCCGGCATGATCAGGTCACGGATGGTGAAGGGGCGATCCGGGCCCGAGATGATGCCAGGCACGCGCGTCGGCTGAATCGCGGCGCCCACGCCACCAGTGCCCGTGGTCGAGCTGGTGATGCTGGTGACCGCCTTGACGTTCATGCGAGCGATGCCGCGGCCCTTCGCGGCCAAGCCGGTGAAGTCGTCGGATTCGGTGAACTGCTCGCCGATGGACTTTTCGGCCTGGTCGTCATTGGCGGCGCCACGGCGGGCCATCTTCTGCTCGAGCTCGACCAAACGCTCGTTCAGAGCGATACCGCCCTTGGAAAGCGTCTCCAGGATGCCCTGGGTGTCCGACAGAATCTTGCCGTGTTCCTTGATCTCGGACGAGGCCTTTTCGGCGAAGATCTTGATCTCTTCGTCGCGCTCGTTCAGCGCCTTGACCAGCGCCTTGATTTCCAGGGTGTCATCCAGACGCCCCGCGTTGTCGGCGGACTTGCGGCCGAATTCGTGCTTGTGTGCCAGATTGGTATAGCGGCCCATTTGTGTACCTTTAAAAAGTCGGGAGTTGGAGCCGGCCGATCTGCTTGATCAGTCCAGCGGTTTCTTCTTTCGCCTCGCCCCCGGACTCGCTCCGGTCAAGCAGGTGTTTCAGTCCACGGTTGGCGATCACCGCGGCCTGAGATTTCGAGAAGCCTGCCTCGCGCAGGAACCGCTCAAAATCGGGAAGGTCCGGCATTCCCCCGTGGGCGATCCGGGCCTTGATTGCGTCAACGCGTGCCTCCTCGTTCGCCGGCGCCGTCACGATGGAGATTTCCACCAGGTCCAGGCGCTTGAGCGTGCGGATGCGCGCCTTTTCGTCGTAGCTGTCCTCGCGCACGTAGTAGCCAATGGAAAGGCCCGTGATCGCGCGCGTCTTCATGCCGCGATATGCGGTCTTGGCGTAGGTGGCGTCATCGAGCCAAAGCTGGCCGGTGCCGTGCAGCCCGTGAGCGTCTTCCTTCAACTGGTCGATGTCCCAGTTGCCGATGGGTTCACCGCTGCGGTGCTGCCATAGCACCGGAAACGTCCGCCCCTTCGCCCGCGTCTGCTCGATGCTGTCCGTGAACGCCCCCGGGGCGACGACCTCGTTGTATGAATCGACGACGCCAAAGACCGAGCCGTAGCCAGAAAAAAGGCCGTCATCCTGAACGGCCTTTACGTCGTAATCGAACGAGCGGATGTGCATCGCTGCGTCTTTGCGCTTCATGTCTTGTCCTCAAATGTCGGAAGGCCCAGCCAGGCGGAGAACGCGGACTTGGCTTGCTCCGCGCCGGCGGTCTCGCCGAGCTTGTCGATCGGCAGCAGGTTGGATTGCACAGTCAACACGTCGGCATTGCCGCCGCGCGCCGGCAGGTTCTCCTTGAGCCGGCAGTCATCGCGCGTGTAGATGCCGTTCTGCGTCATCACGGAATAGAACGCCGCGCGCGCCGCACTGTCGGCCCGCAGCAGTCCTTCGACGTTGAACTTGGCGAAGTACTGCGGCCGTTCTGCCGGCGCCAGCAGGGACTTGCGTATGGACTGCTCGATGCGCGTCAGCCAAGGCCGGAGCGAGAACGACAGGAACGCGATCATCTGTTGTTCGATCCCCGTTCCCCAGCTACTGGATTTCTCAGTGTGCCCCACCATCCAGGGCGGCACGCGGAACCAGCGGCAGATCTCCTCGACGTTGAACGCGCGGGTAGCGAGCAGTTGCGCATCCTCGGGGTTCATGGGCACCTGCTGGTACTTCATGCCGGCCTCGAGCACCATCGTTTTGCCCGAATTCATCGCGCCGGCGAACTTGGCCGATAGGCTGTCGCCCAGCTCCGTGCGCTGGGCCGGACTCAGGATCTTGTCCGTGGAAAGGACGCCGCCTACATTCAGCCCATTGGCGAAGATCTTGGCGCTTGCCTCATCAGCCGCCAGGGACGCCCCGATCACGTTGGCGCCGTACCGGATCGTGGACATGCCCAGAAGGCCGTCCAGGCTGAAGGCGGCGATATGCCACATTCGATCCTCGGGAATCACCCGGTGCGTGCCGTCTATGTCGTTGTAGCGGTACTCGATCGATCCGTCGGTCAGCCGGCGCACCTGCATCCGCCACGGATAGAGCAGATCTATCGCGACGATCCGCCCCTTGCTCATTCGCTTCTCGGCGAACGAGTTTCCCCACAGCAGTAGGCACGCAACCAGCACTTCCCAGAACTGCACCGATGTCATGTCGGCATTGGGCTGGTGGCGCAGTAGCGCGTATAGCTCCAGGTCCGTCGCCTCGACCGCCTCGCGTCCTTGCCTGCGATAGAGGTCAAACGGCAGCGTGGCGATCGTCTCGGCCAACAGCCGGACGCAGCTCCATACGGCCGAGAGCGTCAGCGCGGACTGAGCGGTCACCGCCTTGCCGCTGGCCGAAGCGCCACCGGCCCATGCAGCCCAGAATGCGGTGTCCGCCAGGCCCAACTTGCGCCCGATCCAGTCGCTTACGCTCGATTTCACGCCGTCCGGAGCTGCCGACCTGACAGCGGGGGCAAAGCTGCGGGCCAGAACCTTCGAAAACGACCTATTGGCCATGCGTCACCCCCCGGATGCCGCGAAGCAAGTAGATGGCGACCACGAAGGCCACAGTTGCGCCGCTGATCAGGCACCAACCAGGCCCTGCCAGCAGGTAGACGCCGCCGGCGAGCATGGCAACGCCTGCCAGGAGCAAGAGCACCAGCAGAATGATTGCTGCCTTCATAGATTTATCCGATAACGATAGGGTTGGCGAAGAACCCGTCCAGGCTCTGAAGCCCCCGCGGCTCAGGGTTGAGCGACAGGAGGAAAACGGCGTCAAAGAGCGCCATGAGCGGGTCGATTTTTGCGCTGCCGGACACCTGCTTATTGATGGCCAGCGCGTTGCCCTGCTGGACGGTCTTCGCATTGCCGACGCACCAGGCCATGAGCGGGCGCCCCCCGTGCAGCATCTCTTGGCCGGCGACCTTGCGCTCGGTCGTCTTGATTGCACCGTTCAGGCGCCAGCCCTGCGAAATGGCGGTGATCTCCTCAAGCGTGAAATCGCGGCCGGGGCTGGTCAGTTCATCAACGATGTCGCCGATACCCGAGCCGTCCACGCCGATGCACAGCTTTTCGGGCAGAAGACCGCGATCGCGCACGCGGCAAACGATGTCGGCCACCTCGGCAACATCGTCACCGGGGCGCTCAACGATCCGCAGGTCGCCCTGCTTCTCGAAGTCCTGCAGCGCGGGCGCGATTTCTGCCCTGCGCTCGAGCACGATCTTGTGCGCCCACGCACGCCCCCAGTGCAGCCAGCGCCGAGTACCGACCTCTCGGCCAAGCAGGGCGAAGCCCAGCAAATCGTCCAGGCCGCCGCCGTCAATGCCAACGACAACCACCTCGCAGCGGTCCAGAAAGGCATCCAACGCGGCCAGGCCGGGGTCGCCTTGCGCCACCCAGAAGTCGGCGCCGGCCCAGCGGTTCGAACGCAAGTTCATGCCGATCTGCACGTTCAGATGCTTGGCGAGAAACTTTTGGCTGGAGCCGTCGGTCTTCGTCAGGTGCTTCTTGAGCTCGTCCGACAACCATTCCGCGCTGACCGAGCGGCCAAGGTTCGGGTTGGTGATGTAGAAGTTCTCGGGCAGTAGGTAGGCTTTCGCCTCAACCATTTCATCCGGGAACTCGTACAGAATCCCCAGGGTCTTCCGATCCTCCACCTTGCCGTCGCGCACGTCGCGCCAGTAGTCGAGCTTTTCCTTAAACACGCCGGCCGGGGGATCGTCGCTCTGCGTGGTCAAGTAGATGACCCATCCCTCATCGCGGGACACCTGGCCGCCCAAAGCCTCCATGAACATCGCCGCGGCATTTGCACGCTTGCCGAAGAGCCACAGCTCGTCCACCAGGACACGGCCGGACTTCTTGCCCGACACCGTGTCAGTGTCAGCGGCCACAACCTTTAGGCTGTTGCGCGTCACCCGGTGGGTGATGGTGCGGATGTGATCCTGGATGTGAAACATGTCCGACAGATCCTCGTCTGCACGAATCATGCTGGCGGCCGGCTTGAAGCTGTTATCGGCCACCTCTTTCGTCGGCGCCAGGATCAAGTGTTCCTCTTCCTCGCGCCAGCACATCACCAGGGCCGTGAGCATGATCCCGGCCGCGATAGTGGACTTCGTGTTTTTCTTACTGATCAGCAAGCCATACTCGCGAATCAACTGCTTTCCAGTCTCCGCCTCGTAGCCCCCGAAGATGGCGCGCACGAAATCGAAAACCCACTCTTCAGAGCATTCACCGAACGTCGGCTTTCCCGGGAGGTCCACCACCCGAAGCTGCTTGAAGATGTTCAGCGCGAAAGCGGCTTGGTCTTCGAAGATCGGCGCGGGAATGATTGACCGGCGCTCGCGCAGGCGGTCCGCCCAGTCTGGGCACGCGGTTGTCCATTCCATGAATTAGCTTCCGACGACGCGCAGCTTTGTGGGAGGCTGTGGGGCCGAGAATCGCTCGGAAACCCGCTTTGCAGCCTCTTTCTCTGCGTCCTTCTTGCCGCCCTCGCCCTTCTTGGCATGCGTGTATTGCACCGCGGCGATGGCGGCACGCACCTGCAGGGAGGTGGCCTCTAACTGCCCGAGCGCCACTTTCTGCAGAAGGTCCAGCATGTCGTCTGCCTGAAGCAGCGGCGGCGGGTCCTTCGGTGTGTCATCTACTTTTTTGCGTGGGCGGCCGGCGCCCGAACGAGCGCCACCGCTGCGTCCTTTGACTCCAGCCATTTGAATTCCAATTTGAAAAGGGGAAATTTTCTGCGCGTGAGGGAACA